GATGGGAGTTCCAGCCATTACCGATTCAGCAGTTGCTAATCCAAATCCTTCGTTAGATGCAATGTTGATTGTTACATCAGCCATATTATATAACCAATTCAATTGTTCTTCTGAATAACGATTGTTTGCAAATATTACATTTGTTTCAGGTAAACAACAATGTTCAATAGTAGTTGGTAAATCAGTACCATGCTCTTGTACGGGTTCGGTATGCATTAATAAACATACACTATCTCTTTTTTCTTCAGGCAATGCTTCTACAAATTTGTTAAATGCTAAAATAACATCAACAGGTTGCTTTCTTCTGATATTACGATTATTCCAGTAAAGAATAAACTCATATTCCTTATCACCTAAAATACTTTTCTTAAAATCTTCAGGAACATCAATTGGTTTGTATAATTCTGAATTAATACCATGTGGTACATAACTCACTTGCCAATCTGCTGGCTTAGTCCAATGTTTTTCTTTATTCCAACCATATACTCTTTTGGTAATACCATAAGTTTGTTTAGAAATACATCCAATCCAATCACAACTTTCGTAGTAATCTCTATTGTATTTAGGGTCTGGTAAATCATCCCAAATGTGATAAAAGAATAAAGGAGTAGTTTGTCTGATTTCATGTTCCATATCATACAACCAAATCCAATAACGAGGGTCAGTAAAGTGTAGAATTGCATCTGGCCTTTCAATCATTAATAATTGTCTGATAACATCGGCGTTACCATACCCATCAAATGGATAGATTTTTACATTTGCATCTGCTACACCTGTTCTAGCTCTTACATCTTCATTTAAATCAAATACTTTACCCGCTTCAGGGTGTTTGATTGCTGCTCCTAATTGTACCCAATCGTATTTATCGACTGTTCCTAATACTAATTGTTTGGAAACATTAGCGATACCACTCGCCATTCGTAAATCATCGGAAAGTAACAGAATTTTCTTTTTTGCCATAACTTTTTTTGTTTCTTAAAATTGTGAACCACTAACTTGTAATTCTTTGTGGTCGTTCACTTGTGCTCTAAATTTTTCGTTTTTTACATAAAGGTCTAAAGTTCTATTAACGAGCTTTTGAAAATTGATACCACCTTTAATTGTAGCCATTTTAAAATCCTCATCATATAATTCCTTTAGGACCTTAACCGTAGTTAATTTTAGGTTTGCCATTGTTTTGTAGATTTATATATAAATATATATATATAAATTTATTTTCCATCACAATGTGTTCCAAAAAATTCACACCATCCACATAATTTAGATGGTTTTTTTGGAAATTCAATATCAGTTCTATATTTCCCTTCAGAATCAAATACACTTTCTACAAATTCACTAAACCCTTTCCAAGCTTTATTAATGGATGGTTTACCGCTTGCCGGTACATGTCTACTAATACGAGGTATTGTAAAATCTTCTACTTCCGCAACTTTGCGTTTTAATATAATAAATTCAACATCGATTATATCAGGAGATATTCCAATCAACTCAGCGTAAAACTTTTTATATAGTAAGATTTGTGAATTTTTAATAGGGTCTGATTTTTGATATTTACTCCAACCCTTTGTAGATGTTTTGAAATCGGTAATACGATATCTACCCGTCTTTTTGCTTTTAACAATGAAGTCAATAAATCCTAAAAAGTTTACATTTTCTAAAATTTTAGTATTGATTGGTTGCTCAATTGCAACTAACTCATCATCTTTTAACGAAAAAAAGTTATTAAAGTTTTTAGATTTCTGAAAGTAATCCAAAATTAGATACCCATCTTCTAAAAACTCTACTAACTCTTCTTTGGAACAAATTGGGTCGGCCCCATCTTTTGATTCCTTAATAAAGAACTCTCTCATTTTTTCTTTGAGAAATTCTTTTGTATCCATATTCTTATCAGCTTGTGATTTAGAGATGCGGAGGCATCTACTTAAATACTCTTGCAATGTTTCGTGCATTGCTGAACCAAATACTGAATGTATATTAGATGTAGATTGTGATAATCCATCTATATAACTTAGTTTATATTGTTGTGGGCAACTGCTCCACATACTATATTGGGAAAATGATACTCTAGCCATATAACAAATATACGAAATTTATTTGAATAAACCAAAGAATTATATCTTTAATTTAAGTTTCGTAATTTGTTTTTTCTCTATACCATATTTTTCACAAATGTATTTAATATTCTCTCTACCTTCTCTAGTAGAATAAAGAATTTCTAAATATTCATTTGCTTGATTCTCCGAACAAAGGTATTCATTTTTTATAAGGGTAACGACAAACTCTTCATACTTTTCAGCAGATTTTCCCTTCATATATTTTAAAAAATACCTACCTTTTGGAATAACATTAATGTACAACTTATACATATCCTTTGGCTCAAGTGATTGAGTCAAAGGTAGTATAGATGCAATAAGTTCAACCCACTCTGGATTCATAGATAGGAATCTATTAATCATAAAGTTACTCCATGTCTTTCTATCCTCTTCCGATAGTTTTTCAAAGTACTTTGGGTCTTGCTCGTTTGTTATAGCCTTAATGTGGTCAAATAATGATTTACCTGCCATGTTATTCGATTACTTTTTTATCTTTCAATTCATCGGGCATTAATTCCTGTAATGGTTTGCCACATTGGGTACATAAGAATACTTCAATAGGAATGATTGAATCTTTAGCTTCGCCAGTAATTAAACGAGAAACCTTTTTGAATCTCATACCTGGCATAAAGATTAGATTACCACATTCACAAGGAATATCTCTCGTATCATTTAAACTAAAGTTTGGCATTGGGGGTTGTTGTCCGTTTTGCATTTTGTTTATTTTATAGTGTTTATAATTTGTATCAATAGAGATGCGAAAACAATTTCTTTATCTACTACTAATGAATCCTTATATTGAGATTCTGAAATTGCTAATATAACATTAGCAGTATTTCCACCTGCATACTCATCAACTTTATCATAAAGGTATGTGTACATTTCGGTATAATCATTCATCTGATTATCTAATACCATTTGTCTGGTTTTTAGATATAGATTTCGTTTATCATCACTACCTTTAAGTGCCTCAACTAATTTTGTTTTGAAATCAGATTCAACCATAATAGCTTTATCTACTTTCAATTCTCCTTTAGCCGATTGTAATTGGCAAGTGTTTAAGATTCTACGAATATCTGGATAATAAGAACTAACAATATCAGCTACATTCTTAATATCGTATGTAATCTTTTCTGCATCTAAAATCTTACTAACCTGAACTGCTACATCCTTTTTGGTTGGAGGTGTAATAGCAAACGATTGACATCTACTTTGAATCGGGTCAATAATTTTCTCAATGTAATTACAAGTCAAAATGAATCTACAATGTTTGGAGAATGTTTCCATTAAGTTACGAAGGATTGCTTGTGCGTTTGGAGTCATATAATCAAACTCATCTAAAATCACAACCTTAAATCCTGCGAACCCAACCGATGATGCGAAGTTCTTTACTTTGTTACGAACGGTATCCACATTGTTTTCATCCGATGCGTTGATAATCATATGGTCACATTTGATTGTGTTTACGATTAACTTTGCTAATGTAGTTTTACCAGTTCCTGCCTTACCATACAACAATAAATGTGGGATATCATTGTTATCCAAATATTGTTGAATAGTTTCTTTGATGGTTTCATTACCAACATAGTCAGCAAGAGTTTGTGGGCGGTATTTCTCCACCCACAAGCTATGCTCTTTTTTATTAATGTTATTTGCGAAAAAACTCATATTATTTTCCAGTTGAACCGAATCCGCCTTCGCCTCTTTCGGTGTTATTTAATTCTTCTACTTCTTCAAACTCAATTGGTGGGTATGGGATAATTATAATTTGCATAATTCTATCACCAACTCCATATAAAATTTGGCCATCTTTAGATAAAGATTTTTGATTAAAAGTTGCTTGTATTTCACCTCTATAACCACTATCAATCACACCTACTGAATTACTCAATGATAAATCGGTTTTGCGTATAGATGAACGAGGAAACACTAATCCTACAAATCCTTTTGGTATTTCCATTGCTAATCCTGTTCCGTATGTAACTTGAGTACCATCAAACTTAATTGATGTTGCTACCAAATCCATACCGGCATCCCCATCTTTTGCATAAGTTGGAATTATTGCATCGGAATGTATTTTTTTTATCTTTACTCTCATTTTTATTAATTTGAGATTTCTACTAAATAATACTTACATACGAAGTTGTCAATTTGGAACTCAACATTTGCTAAACCATCAGCGGATACTTTTAACTTAGCCGATGTAGCTTCTTTGTTAGCCGTTAGGATTTCCTTCAAATACTTTGCTGAGAATGAGATTGGTTTTACTTCACCTTCAAATCCTTTAGTTGCAGTAAATGTAACTCTATTTGTAGAGATAGAAGAATAACCAATAGCCATTTTCAAATCACCACCTTCAGTAAATACAGTGAATGTATCGATATCGGATAATGCACCTTTTGCTTTGATAAACTTATCAATCATGTTCGATGCCATATCGATTGAGATACCAAACTCTGGCAATTGTTTCAAATCAGGCACAACCGGAATCACACCTAAATCTGCTAATTGATAAGAAGTTTCAGTTTCATCCGAAGATAACTTTAATACAGTAGCCTTATCACCTACGGTATCAACTTTTAAACTCAAATCGTTATCTAAGATACCTACTAAGTTTTTTAACAAAGAAGTTGTATAGATACCAATACTAAATGGAGTTGATGTAAATCCATCAAAGTCCACTTCACCTAACATAGTTTTATCATCCGAAATAAATCGAACCGATAATTTGTTTCCTTCGGCATTCCATGCTACCGACTCAATTACTCCACCTAAAGAGTACTTTTGAATAAAGCGTAATAAATTTTGCTTGTTCATACTTTTTTTTTTAAATTTTAAATTATTGTTTTACAAATATACGAAAAGTTTTTTAAAAAGCAAAGAATTTCTTTGCTGTTTTTGTGTTGTTTGATGCTTTTTCCCATTTTAGGGCGTTATAGAAATCATCTACCTTGTTTTCCAACTCAGCTTTATATATCATATCTCTATCAACATATTGTTCTACGAAATCCATAATCTCTTTCGGGTCGTTGTAATCTTTAAATGCCACTGTATCTAATCCTAATGGATTCGTTTTAAGATATACCCACTTTACTTTATCACCATCTCTAATTGGCTCATTCTTAAATGGACAATTGAAGAACTTTAATAATCGATTGTATGTAATACCAGCCTTAACATGTGCAGGCGTTCCTTTCTCAAAAGATGCAATTGAATCACCACCATCTCTTCTCCAAGTTCCCTTATCATATTTACTCAACTCTTTGATTGCACCACCCTTTGCTATTTTATTAACTGGCAAATTAATCATATTGTTTTTGAATTCCAATAACTTTTTATCTACATAATCATTATCTTTACCCATCAGAATATCTTTTAACATACCTGACATTTGCTCCTGAAATGCTTTAGGAAATGATGAACGAACTACATCCAATCCTTTCACATCCAACTTATCACAAGGTATACCATTCTTTAATACCATCCATTGTGCGTATCTTTTCTTTGCTACCCAAAATCCAGCTTTACTGATATATTCTTTTTTAATTTCAAATCTATGTTTATCTTTTGGAATAAAGAAGAATCTTTCAGCCAATAAATCATAGAAGTTATTTAAGAATGTTTGCGTTTCTTCAGCTATTGTATTTACTTCGGAAGCCATTCTCTTTTCATCAAACTCTTTGTAATTTGGATAACGATGTTTTACCAAAGGTTCTGCCATCATATAAATTGAATCGGTATCGATGTATACATTATAATCATCCTTTGTACCCAACTCCTTCCAATATTTGATGTTAGCCATTTCAGCAGTTTTCTTAATAACAGTCTGACCTGTTAGTGTTACAGCCTCAGCGTTATCCACATCATAGAAACGGAATGCCGGCAAACCTAACACTCCATACATTGAGTTCAAAAGAATCTTTTGTACCAATTGTCGTTTAGCATAGAACTCATATTTTTCAGTATCACCTTCCGTACCAAATTTCTTTTCCAACTTTCTGAATTCAACACGCTTCTCAAACCAGTCATTTAAAATATCTGCAATTAAACCGGCTTTATCTTGTGTATAAAGAACTCCATTTGCCGCAACACCTAAATTACTATCCTTAATAACTTCCTTCAATTCCTGAGTAGTATAAGTGTATTCATCGCCATCTTTACCTACCAACTTATATGTCGTATCTAATCCTTTGATATTAGCTTCTGCATCCCAATTCTGAATCTTACCCACTTTGGTTTCAGGTGAAATGTTTAGGGTCATAATAATTGATGGATATAGGGATGTTAAATCCAAATCATAAATCCAATCATACTTACCAACGATAGGTTCTTTTACATATGCTCCGATAAACTTTTCTTCATTATTATCTTTAAGAGCTTGCATTCTTTCTCTTCTATCCTTTGGTTTGTTAGTTGCTACTAAACCTTTCTTTTTAAGATAAGCTAAACAAGCACCTTCCAACCATTTAGATGAGAAAATATAGTCTTCATATGGTACATATCCGGCGTGACAAACTGCTCTACATAAATCAACAAACTGAAGTTTTTCATCCATTGCCACAACTAAGTCCACATCGACAATGTTATACTCAATGAATTTCTCCAAATCGTTTTCAAATAAATCATCCAAACTTCCTTCATATTCAATCTTACCTCTACCCAATTCTTTGGTAGCAATGTGATTAAGAGTATAAGATGCTTCCAATGTATATGTGTAAGTTTTATATAGGTTAATGTAATCCAAAATAGATACACCACCAAAACTCCATTTCTCTCTATATGGTGACCAGAATGCCTGACCTATTGGGGATAACCGCTTAGCGTGTCCTTCTCCACATACATTTTTAATACGATTATACAAATATGGAATATCAAAGAAATCGATATTCCAACCCGTTAAAATAGTTGGGTTAACTTCTTCATAATAATTAAGGAATGCAAGTAAGAGATTTTTCTCATTGTCGAAAATGTGAACACTAACCTCTCTACCATCCTTATTAAATTGTTTGGCATTATTTTTAACTTTTCTTTCTTTATCCAATACGAATACATCGTACAACTTTGTTGCCCCATCGTGCGATGCTATCGCTGTTATTTCGTTTTCTGCAAATTGAGTATTTGGTAGACCAGTAATCATCTCTACCTCAATATCAAAAGTCATTGTTCTATGACCTGTTGATGGTAAATCTGAATCATAAATGTCAACTAATACTCTCGTTGTTTCAGGTACATCCGATTCAAATAAATCTTCTGCCTCTTCCTTTTCCCACTTTGATATACGAGTCAATTTATCACCATACATTGATTGATATTGTCCATATGGGTCTTTCTTATATGCATACTTTCGGTATGGCATTGTTTGATACCCACTTTTATCATCCCACAAATGTATAGTATTTTTTGCTCTCTCGTAATAGATGTTTTGATACATATTATCTTCCTACTTCTTTTAAATAATGTTCTTTCATTTGTTCCCATGTCATTCCGATTGCATCTACATAAAATAGAACTTCCGGTTTGATTCTACCCTCTTCAAACATTTTTTCATATCGTTTGATTGCTTTATCTTTCCACCATTTTACAGTGTACTCATTTCCTTTAGCAAACTTCTCTTTAAGAATTAAATCTTTCTCTTCGATTTTTGAACAAAGAAACTCATTACCATTCTCATACATTTGTGCAAAATATACACCTCTTTGGAATCCATGGTCATAAGCGTTTCCTTTAATTCCCAACTCTTTAAAAATTGCCTGAATAATCTTTTGCTTAATTCCACTTACAGGTCCGTTCTTTTCGTACCCCATACTCTCACCATTTCTTTCTCTTTCTCTAGTGATATGTGTTTCGTACCATTCAGAACGATTCTCTTTCAACCATTGATGCCAAGGGTCATACACCTTATCATCTGGTTTTGTAGAAATCTTACCTTTAGATTCTCCCAATGTTTTGAAATGTGGAATACCATTATATTGTGAATGAATACCATATAAAGATGTTGTACCTACTCCAACTAATGGATTGTTATATTTCTTTTTCCAATAATCTCTAACTTCAGGCGAAGTTGCTAATGCTGCAATCAATTTACCACCTAAAAAATTATAACCAAATGGCTGAGTTGATACGATGGTAGTTGCGATTGTAGTACAATTCAGTTTACCATTTTTAAATTTATCTTCTTTTTGCCATCCAATGTATTCATCTCTTACACCCAATGATGTAATATCAGAACCTAAACAAATCTGTCCTAATATTTTACCAGTAGTTCTATCTTTAACATAACATTTAACATTACGACCTGGGTTAGCCTGAAACTCCATCGTATGAATTAACCTACGGATTTCAGTCCATCGAGTTGATTGCTTAGGGTCATCATCTACGATTTCCACATATGGTTCTATTGCTTGAATTTCGGAAATAGTTAATTCCCTATTCATAATATCAGTAGGTTTCCACAATGAATCATAGTGAGATTGCAATACTGGCAATTTTTTCATATTACCAATTAAATCTTCATTCCACTCCATCCACTTTTTGTAGAGAGTTTGTTCTTCAACCGACATTGTTCTTAGATAATCTAAGTTCTCAATGAACTTTCGTTTCATATCTTCGTAGTTGAATTCTTCTGTTTTGGCTGTTTCGCCGGTTTCCCAAAATTTCATATTGTAAATATACTAAATTTATTTGACATTACCAAAACTTAGTGGTAATTTCATTTTCAGGTGATATAGTTGTGTGGTGTTCGATTCCTTTGTTATATTCTCTAGAATCTTTTGGATAAGGTCTAATCTCATGCTTCAATCGTTTAATTAAATCTTTCTTCTCTTTCTTATCTTGTGCGAGAATCTGAATATATCGATGCTTTGGTGGTTCTTCCCTTCTCCAAAATTCTTTGTATCCCTCTTTACCAATTTCTTTTCTAAGGTGCTCCAAATTACCACTACCCCAATTATTAAATACACTTCTACTATGAATCCATTTGTAAGGGTCATTTGATAGTGAAATACCATAATTTGGCAT